TCAGATCAGGCCGCGTTCTGCGAACGACGCCGTGGTGCTGCCAGCGACGATGACGTGATCGAGCACGCGCACGTCCACCAGCCCCAGCGCATCCTTGAGCCGCCGGGTCAGCGCCCGGTCTGCCGCGCTCGGCTCCGGGTTGCCACTTGGGTGGTTGTGCGAGATGACCAGAGCCGCCGCGTTGAGCCGAAGCGCCTCCTTGACCACTTCGCGCGGATGCACTTCGGCCGAGTCGATTGTGCCGTGGAACATTTCCCTGTATTCGATCAGCCGATGCTGCGTGTCGAGGAACAACACCGAGAACACCTCATGCTCGAAGCCGGCCAGCTTGGCAAGCAGGTATTCCTTGACCGCCGCCGGTGAAGTGAAAGACGTACCCCGCTGCATCTTCTGGTCGATGACCAGGCGCGCGGCCTCCAGAATCTGATCGGCCGATGCCAGCGCATAGTGCCCGTGAGAGTCACGCACCAGCAAAGCGTCATCGAACGAGGAAAAGGACAGTTGCGACATGATCGTGCTCCGGTTGCTCGGGCGGAATTGCCCGGAACCGTGTTCAGCACGGCGCAGCGCAAGCAGTCACAAGGTCGAAGACGGCCGCCAGGACGCCAGCGCGCATGGCGCGCGCCGCCTTTGACGGCGAGAACGCCGTGGTACGGTGAAGGGAACAGCAAGACCGCCTAAACCCCGCCCACTGCACACACCCGCCTTTGAGCAAGCGCAGCGCGCAGGCCCGCGAGGGCCGAAGGCGTCAGGGGTCAAAGCTGGATGGCCGCGATTCGGCACGAAGCGCGGGGCGCAGCCCGCGAACCCGACGGCGGCACGCCGGGACGCCCGGTTATCGCTTGCGCTTCTTGGGGACGATCGTTCCGCGCGATTCGATCAGCCGCCGCGTGTTCTCCAGTTCCTCTTGCAGCACTTCGGCATCAGGCAGCACCATCTTGTAGTTCGCCGCCATCACCTTGGACGGCAAGCCCTCCAGCGCATACCGCGCCAAGGCATGGCCCTTGTCGGCGCAGAGGATCAGACCCACGGGCGGGTTCTCGTCGGCAAACGTCCAGTGCTCCTTCGCATAGTTGCAATAGAGGTGCATCTGGCCCACGTCGGCATGGGTCAGCGCGCCGAGCTTCAAGTCGATGATGACCAGGCAACGCAAGCGACGATGGAAGAACAGCAGATCGACCCGATACCAGGTCTGGTCGATGCGCAATCGGCGCTGCCGCCCGACGAAGGCGAAACCGTCGCCCAGTTCGAGCAGGAAATCCTCCAGCCGCCGGATCAGGGCTTGCTCAAGATCGGATTCCGAATACTCATCCTTGAGGTCAAGGAACTCCAGCACATACGGGTCTTTGATCGCGTCGTCGGGAGTGACGGCATCCCCGGGGTTGGGCACGGCGCCCTTGACCAGCATCGCCGCCTTGTTCTTCGACAGCGCCGTGCGCTCGTAGAACTGGCTGTTGATCTGCCGGTCGAGCTGGCGCACGCTCCATCCGCCGCGCAGGGCTTCGGCCTCGTAGAAGCGGCGGGCGTGTTCGTCCTTGACCGACAGCAGCCGGACGTAGGCCGACCACGGCAGCGTGAAGACCTGGGCCAGTTCATCGAGGCGCCAGGGACGCGCCCGCGCCACTGGCGCCGGGGAAGATTCGCTAGACACTGTCTGGCGAATTGGCCAGGTCAGGAAGAACGACCGCATTTGCTGCAAGTTCGGGCGGCTGAACCCGCGCCCGAACTGCGCGGTCAAGTCAGCCGACAGCCGTTCGATCAACTGTTCGCCGTACCCGGCACGCCGCTTGCCCCGTTGCTCGGCCTCCACGATCCGGCGGCCAATCTCCCAATAGCTGGCGGTCATCAGCGCATTGACGCTGCGTGCCGCCGCATGGCGGGCGGCATCGAGCACTTCCACGATACCGCCGTGGATGCCGGCATAACCGGCTGGCGGGGCGGCGGGGGTGTCCCCCGCCACCGAAAGCGTCTTCTTGCTCATGCCGTCGCCTCCGCAAGGCGCCGCACGCCCGTGATGGCCTGCCGCCGGCTCGCCACCAGTTCGGCCGCTTCCCGCACCGGCTTGTCCTCGGTGTGGACGTAGTGCATGAACATCGCTACGGTCTTGTGGCCCGTCAGCTTCATGCCCACCTTGGTTGGCACGCCCGAATTGGCAATGTCGGTGGTGGCCCGGTGGCGGATACCGTGCGTGCCAACATGTGGCACGCCGGCGGCCTTGAGCACGCGCTTCCAACCGCCATAGTGCTCGCCGTGGGTCAAGTGTTTGGTCGCGTCGTTGGGCGACGGCAGGACATAGGGGCAACCTTCCAGGCGCGGCGCCGTCGAAAGCAGCCGATAGGCTTCCTCGCTCATGGGCTTGGAGATGCCGCCGGTCTTGCTGTCGGGCCAGACCACCCGGCGCTTCTCCAGATCAACCCAGTCCCATTCGAGCGGGCAGATTTCGGAGCGGCGGGCGGCAAACTCGAATTGCAGGCGGATCGCCAGCGGAATGACGTAGTTCTCCAGTCCCTCTGCCTCCAGCGTCTCCAACTGGCGGAAGATCCGCACCAGTTCATCGTCCACGATGAGCCGGGTTTCCTTGCCGGGCGGGTACATGGGAACGTGGCGGCACGGATTGGTGCCGTCCGGGCGAAGGCCCCACACTTCGGCTAGGTTGAACATCTTGCGCAGCACGCCGAAGGTGCGGTTCGCCTCGGCCGGCTTGTGGGCCAGCTTCTTCATCAGCGCGGCCACGTCCGGGCGCTTCACGTCCTGCACCTTCATCCGGCCCATGATGGGAATGATGTTGCGGTCGATGACCCCCTGATAGCCGCGCTGCGTGCTGGGCTTGTTGCGCTGCTTGGAGTAGTCCTCCATGAAGGTGTGGCAAAACTCCTTCATGGTCGGCGCCTTGCGGGCGGCATTCTTGGCCGCGCTGGGGTCGCCGCCCCGGCGCACCTCGGCCAGCCACTCCTGCGCCATAACACGGGCTTGCTCGACGGTCAGTTCCCCGTACTGGCCCAGGGCGGGCTTGCGGCGCTCGCCGGCGTTCGTGCGGTACTGGAGCATGAACACCTTACGACCCGCTGGGGTGATCTTGCACAGGAAGCCGGGCACCACGGTGTCCCGGAGTTCGACGGCCTGCGCCTGGGGCTTTGCCGCATCGATGGCGGACTTGGTGAGTTTGATTTTTGCCATGATGACTCCTCGGAAACCTCGGTTTCCAAGAGCCACATGGGAGCCACGCGACCGGAAGCCGGGTCAAGTTTCGGAAAGCACCGGCATATGATGGACGCGCCTAAGTTATTGATAAACCTGCTGTAGCGGGCTTAGGCGCAGTCCAGCGAAGTGCCGGGCTGGAGTCATCGTCAAACAAAAAAAGCCGCCAGTGGCAGCCTTATGGTTTGGTGGTGATGCAGATGTTCAGTTTTCCGTCACACCCTATGAGCGTCGGCTGAGCGGCTGGCTCGCTTTCGTATTGCTCCATAGCAATAAACGCTGCAGCGACAGTGGCGCCTGCCAATTCTGCTGAGTCAGGACTCACAGAGCCTTTGGCGATGGCAGCGCTAAGTGCTGCACGAGCGTGCTCTTTTGTCTGGGTGTGCAATTCGTGAAATTTCATCGTGTCCTCCAAATAGAAAAGGCCACGCGTTAGCGCAGCCTCAAATAGGCGCCAGATACGATCTGGCTGTGTATTCCCGTCTCTGATATCGTTAAATCGCCAAAAATAACCATATCAAAAGGATGTAAATGTGAGTGTATTTTACTCTCTGGACAGGTTGTCCAGTTTTCAGCCGGGCATGAGCATTGATCTTCAGGAAGCATCATTTCCTATCGCACCAATACAGGGTTTCACCCAGCAAAGGTTCAGCTCTGGAGTCAGCCGGCACGGAAAAATTTTCGCTCTCGATGCTGGCGCCAAAGTGTTCAACAATTCCTCATCGCAATGTGAAGTTGTCTTTGAGCTATATCGCCGGGCTCACTATCCACATAAGCCGTCGCGCTTCCTGTCCATGTTCGGATGTGAGACGGTCAGAGAAGCTGCCTACTTTAGAGGGCAATCCCGATGCGGAATTGACGTCGATATTTTTGAAGTCTACTCAAGCGAAGGCTTTCATCGCGCAGACATGAATTTACTGAACTCTAACTGTCCACCGATTGAGATGGAATTCAGAGCTGATCTCTACTGGTCAGGAGGTACCGCTGAAATGTTCCAGGGGTACAAGCCTTTCTGGGAGGTCGTAATTCCTCTGCCTGCAACTATCGGTGAAAAGGTCAACGAGTGAACCGATATTCCGTGCGAACGCCTTCATCTGAAGAACTTTTTGGTGAAAAGTGACGCTGCGCCAATTTGATTTGTAATATCGCTTTCTCGAATGCAAACAACGCATCTTCGACGCGATGGCAATCAACCTCAAGGGAGAAAGTCTTGAGCTGGCTGCCATCGATCCCAGCGAACAGCGAATTATTGTGTTGACCAGGCATGCACATAGCTACCCCCTTGAGTAATTGTCGCCAGTGGATCTCCACCAGCGGCTGAAATCTGATCCATGCAGTAGGCGTGGTGGCTGGCGTCGAGAGTGCCAGCGTTCGGGGCCAGGCGGATAGCGGCTTTACCCGTTCCTATTGAACTCGCCTCGTTCGGTACGTTTAAACCTTGTCCCCGACGGTCATTTCTTCCGGCGTATCGACCTACGCATTCACCACAGATAAGAGCGCTGCCCGCCGGCACCAGCGTCGAAGATTGGACGCGTCTAACGTCACACGACAATGCTCTTAGCTGTTGAGAATTATTTACGCGAACTGGCGTCAGCCACTTTTTGCGGCTTCGCCACGATACGTGCATAGGATTCGTGAGTCACGAAGGTGCAGCTGCATTCCAGGTTGCGGCACTGGTGATACCGCTCTTTGGTTTGCTCGGTAACCATGCGACTCGACCGGGTGTGCGCTGCGGATTGACACTCAGGGCAATGCATCATTTCTCTGTCCCCTTAAACGCAAAAACCCCGCCATTGCTGGCAGGGTCTGAAATTTATCTAGTGTGTCACACACGCGACTTCCCACTATTTGAGGAATTTACGCCAGCTTTATGCAAAATGCAATACCCTGTTTAAAAAATGTCGGCATCCGTGCCGAACGTGCTTCACTTTGTTATTTTTTTGAATACGGACGCGGCCACGCCTTCCTCAATGTAGCATTTCGCCACCAGCGCCTCATAGAACGGCTTCCAGTTACGTGACCATGATGATTGCGTCAGTTCGGGAAGCAGCGCTGTAATCGCCTTGTAGGCCACAGATGAAGGCATGCGGCTGAAGCCTTTTCCGCCACAGCGTTCGCAGTCCTTGATGACCGGCGTGCCGCTGGCTTTGGTTGCCACTCGATCAAGCGCCTTGCCCGTCCCCTTGCAGTTCCGGCAGCGTTTATGGATTTTCCCCTTGCCGTTACAGGTCTGGCATAACTCGCGCACCACCTGGCGCTTCGTTGTCGGCGGGATTTTCTCTTCGCCATCCATACCGATATAACCAGGGTAGGTAACGACGTCACGCTCAACCTCCACCAGCCCTTCGCCGTGACAATCGTGACAGGTCACGCTGGCGCCGGCAGAGTGCGCGTATTCTTCGTAGGCCAGCGCGGCCAGAATTTGCATGCAGCGAGCCATGCGGCGGCCGGCGACTTTCCCGACATGCTTCGGGGCCTTGCGCATAGCGTACTGGGTCAGCTCTGCAACGGCCCTTTCGCGGTCTTCGCTGCTAATCCCTGTTTTACCCAGGAACGCCGCCATCCCAAAGCGGGCTTTTGATTCCGCAAGCCCCAAGGCGGCCATGACGTCAGTGCCAGTGATACGATCCGCAGAGGTGCCATTCGGCGCGTCGGTAATGGTCAGCCCTTGCGCGCTGAAATGCTTTAATGCCGACTCAAGTTTCATTGTGCAGCCCTCTTCGATTCGTGTTTCGCCTTCATCATCGCCGTCATAACCACCAGCCGACTGAACGGCATGTGTAATTCCTCCAGGCGCTTCATCCACAACGCCACCGGCCCCGTATAACCGCCATGTGCTGCGCGGATGTATTGGGCGATGGTGTGCTCGTCTTCACGGGTTAAATTCACTGGATGGTGTCTCCTTTCTCAGCAGTGCCCATCCAGCCAGGGTGCGCCCATTGGATTTTGGTAATTTTTTCACCGTCTCCGTACAGGGCTAATCCACGCATGACCATGTAATGCATGATAATTTTTTCATGTTCACGCCATTCATCTGCTGGCGTCTCTTCGACAAACTCCTCAATGGCATCCGCTACCAAACCGAAACACTCGATGTGCCAGCAGTATTCAATGGAGATTTCCTCCGCTCGTTCCTGGAGCTCGTCAAATCGGGATTTAGTGAACAGATAAGACATTTCGCGAATCAGGCGATCCATCAGCAAGCCCTCGTTACGTTCTGCATTTCCCAGTCCATGTCCACTTCGGCTTGCTCACGCGCGACGAGGTAGTTCCATGGGCTGCCTTTTTCGTTTTCTAAAAATTGGTGAGACCGTGGCTCTAAAAACGCGCCAATGTCTCCGACCCACCCTTCCCCCTCGCGCTGTTTCAACAGGCGAATAAGCGTGCCAGGTAATGCCAGCGCCGCCCTGTCTTTGTCCGTGAGTTCGGGAGCGCTCGGATCATCCTGCTTTTGCTGAGCAGTCTCGCGCGGGATGTTGCGCCAGACAGAAAACAGGTTGTCTGCCATGTCGGTGATGGCGCCAGTGCCTTTGACGTCCATCTTGCCGGTGGGCACGTTCTCGTCCACCTTGCGGCTGTGGGTCACCAAAATCACGTGGCAGTTGTTGGTGTTCTTGAAATCACACAGCTTGTCGATGAAGTCTTTCTGGCCGGTGGCGTCCTCCTCGGAGAATCCGCACTTGGCGAGGTTGTCGATAACGAACAAGTCGATGCCATACCGCCGGCGAGCATAGGCAAAAATCTCCAGCAGACGGTCTGCCTTCGCCGTTCCCGTGAGATTGAAGATCCACAGCTTGTCGTCGAACCACTCGAACACGTGCTGAATTTCTCCACGCTGGGGGCGCTTGTTGCAGATGACCTGGCGCACAAGACGCGCAAGCAGCTTACCCGGCTTCAACTCCAACGAAGCGATACAGGTTCGGATGCCCTGGGCCATTGCGCAGACGGCGATATGCCCCGCCATCTCGGTTTTGCCGTGGTTGTTGATGCCGTTGATGATCGAGAATTCAGATTCACGGAACTTGAAGTTACCGTTCAGGCGCGTCCACGGACTGATAAACATACCCTCGTCGCGACGCTCGAATGTGTCGATGGTGTCCTGCAGGAACTCCGACGCTGAGCAGAGCTCATCGGGGTCGAAGTAAGCGGCCGTCTCCAGGCAGCGAAACACTTCGTCCTGAGTCATGCCGGCCACCAGGCATTCGTTGATGTCTTTGTGAGGCAGCGAGACTAGCCGGCAACGGTGAGTGCCAAGCCGGCGGGCAATCTCTTTCGCTGCTTCCATGCCCACCTCGTCGTTGTCGAGGCTGAGCCAAATCTCATCAAAGCGATCCATGTTGTGATATTCGTACTCGATCCACTGCTGCTTCGCGCCCTTGCCACCGCCGAACGGCACAGACAGCACAGGGAAGCCGTAGTGAGCATACGACATGCAGTCGATCTCGCCTTCGCACAGCACCACGACGCGCGTATCTTTGGGCAGAGCTTGCCAACCGAACAGGCATGGTTCGCAGTCGGCCTCGGCCATGATGATTTTTTTGCCATTGGGGCGTTCGGTGCTGATCCGCTTCACCTGCAGCAGCTCCCCGTCTCGAAGATATGGGAAGGCGATCGCCGGTAGTTCCCGGCCTTCATCAGCGAACCAGACCACCGCATTGCTCACCTTGAACGCTTCAGCGGTTTCTTTGGTGATCCCACGACCTGCAAGGTATTGCAGGTGTGCATCACCCTTTTTCACGCCCTGCTTCTTGGGCTTGGAGAAGCTTTTTTTCTTGGCCTGAAAGTGCTGGTCATTGTCCTTCAGACCCAGCATTTCCTTGGCCTCGCGCATAGCTTCATGCAGCGAGCAGTTGCGCACCAGCACCCAGAGATCCAGCAGGTCTCCGCTGTCGCCAGAGGCGAAATCAGACCAAACGTTTTTGCCCGCCAGATTGACCTTGAGGCTCTTGCCGGCCTCGCCGTTGATACTCCCGCAACACCACTCATGAGCCTCTCGGTGCCCGTTGGGCAGCAGATATTTCACAACGCGCTCAGCGTTGCCCCAAAGCTTTTCCGACAGTTCCGCCGCATTCATCACACGCTCCCAAGCTTGAATCGAATAAAACACCAGTCCACAAACGCCATCGGCAACAGGCCATGGCAAAAACCCGCAATCAGGAATTTCTTGAGCTGAATCTTCACGGTTAGCGGCCTCCCGCCCTCAGCGCGTCGTAATCGACAAACACCTGGTTGGCGCCCTGCTGAACCAACGGTCTCGCCCCGGCGGCGCCAGACTGGGCAGCAACCTGTGGTTTCTCGTCGTTCCAGCGCTCGCCGTTCAGGTACGAGGTCGGCAGCAGCTTGTCGAAACCGAAAGTTTTTGCCTGCACCCGCAGCCGGATGTCGTCGGCCAGCATCTGGGCGAACTCGTCGGCGCTGCCCCGGGTGGTTTTCTTCCAGGCCGTGAATTTGGTTCGGAAGGCGTTCTTGGCCTTGACCTTGGCGTCCTTGCGTAGCCCTGCGCCCCAGAAGATTTCCTCGAAAGCGGTTTCGACGGGGTCGGCCTTGCCTGCGCCACCAGCCAGCTCACCAGACTCCGAATCAGGATTTTCGGGTGTAGGCGGTTCTTGGCCGTGAGAGGCGTTTTCGTCGGCAGTCCGATTCGAATCGGACATAGTGGTTTTATCTTTTATATCTTCTTCTAATTCTATTTCTTCTTCTGGTAACGCTTTTTGAAACGCCGATGTAACGCTACCAGCGTTAATTTTGTTATTCTTCTCGCGGTGTTCTGTAACGCGACGATTCGTAAGCACACGTTTTTTAGATGATTTCCCGTTGTGCCTATCAAAGTTCGGAAATATCAGAATCGAACCATCGAACCGCAACCATCCGACCTGAATCAGTGCATCGGCAAAACCGGGCATAAATCCGATACGGTCGATTGCGCTTTTTGTAACGCTGGCAGCGTTACTATTTGCGTTGCCGTCGATAGTTTGTTGGTCTGCCCAGGCCCAGATTCGAATCAATTTGCCCAATACAGCATCGGGATCGATAGCCAGAATCTCGGCCAGCTGATAAATTTCCGGCTTATCAGGCGTAACAACTTCAATTTTGATCCACTCGTAAGCCATGGCGCGTTACTCCGAATCGATATTTGTAACGCTGGCAGCGTTACTATTTGCGTTACCGTCGAAATATTCTTTCATTCGTCGAGCCTCTCGAAATACTGTTGAAACTTCCAAACCGGCTGCATGCATTCGTGCTCGTAGTTCGGTCTTGTGAAAAATACTTGCTGCTTAGCCCGGTCATAACCGGTGACGTGTACCACCACTCCGCGCGGATCGCGATACTGCCTATCCAGAGCGATGACCTCGTCGGTCATTGGTGTTGCCACTGAGCAATCAGCACATACACACCGGCCACCGGGTCATAACCAATGCCGCCAGGTAGGAGCTTTTGGAAATAACGCGGGTCTGGTGTGATCTTCGGTCGCAGGTTGTTCATCGCTGCCCCTCCGTCTGGCGGTAATTGCCGGTATGATGGTTTTGAGAGGGGTAAGCATTGGCAATATCCGTCGCCGGGCGAGGGAATAATTTTGGCTTATCAGGTCGAAGTTCATAAGCTGGGATTCCTGTAATGGACTCAACATCCCTTACAAAATCAACGCCTATGCGTCCATGCTTCTTCCAACCAGATACAGATGGCTGTGCAATGCCGATCTTACGAGCAAGAGCATTCACCCCGCCGGCAGCTTCAATAGCTCGATCCGTCACCTCTTTGTAATTCATAATTCAATATTCCATTGGTTGAGATAGCGAAATGATAGCTATAGCTATTGATATTGGCAATAGGTGGCTGTATAAAGTTTCGGTTGAAAGGTGATAGCGGAGGCTATATATTATGGATATGAAAAACTTACCGACATTTGCCGAACGGCTAATTTATGCAATGAATGCCGCTGGGATGACCCAGGGGGCGCTTGCGCGCGCGGCAGGAATGGCTCAGCCGACGGTTTGGCGTTTAGTATCGGGTAATGCCAGCGGCACAAAGAAAGTTGTCGAAATCGCTCGGGCGCTGGGTGTCGAGCCTGAGTGGTTAGCCACCGGGCGTGGCCCAATGACCTTAAGTGAAAATCCTCATCGTCCAGCAGATTCAAACATCCCACCAGAAAATGAATGGGGAACTGTAGACGCCTGGGATAGCAGCACGCCGTTACCCGATGATGAGGTGGAAGTGCCATTTCTAAAAGATATAGAACTGGCCTGCGGTGATGGGAGTTATGGAGACGAAGACTATAACGGCTTCATGTTGCGATTCTCGAAGGCTACACTACGGCGAGTGGGCGCACAGAAAGGGAGCGTTCTATGTTTCCCTGCTCATGGGAACAGTATGGAACCAATCATTCCCGAAGGAACTACCGTGGCAATCAACCTGCTCGATAAGAAAATTGTTGACGGAAAAGTGTATGCCATCAATCAGGATGGATGGAAGCGCCTCAAGGTTCTAGCTCGCTCAGGGCCGAACAAATTAATTATCCGCAGCTTTAATAGCGCAGAATACGATGACGAGGAAGCTGATATCGATCAGGTTGAAATCATTGGACGCATGTTCTGGACATCCACAATCTGGTAACCCCCCTCCAATCCCCCAACCCGGCCTTGAGCCGGGTTTTTTGTGCCCATCAACCACCACTGGCGCCCACTAATAGCTTTTTTAATTATTTTTTAATATAAATATCAATGAATTAAAACAAACACAATAAAATAATTAATTTTTCTATTGCGTAAATTTGATAGCAAAGGCTATCATTGGCTCATGATAAAGAAACGGAGCCATTGATATGAACACCAGTAAAGATGAAGCAACACCTTCAGTAGTCCAAAAACAATTTTGCATCCATGAAAAACTTAAAGCGGAGAATTCGCACTGGTCTTACGCATTCCCCGTTAGCACTGTTCACGGCAATGGAAAACACCAACTTCACACCAGCTTGCTTGATGATGTTGAATTCGCCGTATACGAAAAGACAGGTACCTACTTCGTTTTGGTTGACTTTGCAAAAGATTATTCTTCGTTGAATGACGATGCAAAAAAAATCATTGACGCCAACCCTAAAGCGAAAGCCTCAATTCTTGCCTGGGAAAAAGAAAAATTCAGATGGAGTGATTAATAAATCGACTCTGGCGGCGACGCCAATCAATCGCCAGAGCCTAACCCCAACAAACCTATAAATTTAAAGAGGCTGATATGAACCATACCATGCCAAAAGAGAAAAAATCAACCAAGGCCGTATTGGTAGATCGTAGCAAGTTGCAAAGAGCACAACAGAGAATACAGCAAGACCAAACATCATGGGTTTGGAAGCAATGCATGCATATGGCAAAACAAGCCTATGGTTTGAAAAGTGAGGAGCCTTTACCTGAGATTGGTGAGCGAAACGGCAACTACATTTGCACATACGTAAATAAAGAAACCGGTGAATATGTTTTCATCAATGAGCGCAGCCTATTTAATAAAGTTGTTAGAGAATGCCAGCAATATAATAAAAGGGGGTTCCTGCATGTTACCAGCTAACCTAAAGCCCCAAGAGCAAGCGCGCGCCGCAAAGGGATCGCTTCTGCATGACAAAGAGGGAATCCTTTACAAGGAGCCGGATGATTTTCAGGCCACTGAGTTCCCTAACGGCGAGCCCGAAACGGCTATCCAGTGCCTGGCTCAGACCACCAGTCATGTTAATCGTTACGTAATGCAACTGCATGAGCTGTACTTAAAGCTTCTCGCTGCGGGCGTTCGTGAAGCCGATATTCAGGTTGCTGGCCGGTTTAACTCATTACTGAACGAGTTGAATTTACTTACCGGCATTAACAAAGACCGCGCAGAATCTCTGATGAAAAAAGAATTATCTCAGGGGGGGGCTAAATAATGAGCACTCTCACGCGCCAAGCAACAAAGGCATTGCTGAATGAAGTCATCATTAACGTTACGCCGGACTTTAGCGGCCGCCTGACGGTTTATATTGATAATGGCGAATTGAAGGCGTATCGCCCTCAATCACCAGAGGAATTTACGGCAACACTCGGCACGTTTATTGAGTTTGCCGAAAGAGCTGGCTGGACAGTAAAGCCACCGGAGGAAGAATAATGCGTAAAGATTTTGGAAGTATCGGCATCGATAATGCGTTTCAGTTAAAACAACAGCCAGTTTATGTTGTGACGCGTCACGGACGCAGCAAGAAAAGTTTTAGCCGTGAAACAGCCATTCGTCGCTTGGCTCACTTTATGGTTCAAAAAACATTTGACCGCGCTGGAGTACCAACTCATGAAGGCGGTTATCAGAAAGAGGAAGGCGGCGTAATCCACTTTCATCGCGGCGAAATAACACTGGGTTATTGGCAGGCGCATCATCGCTGTGAAAGGCGCATTCGTAAATTACTGGCTCGCAAGCGTGATAAAGAAAAATGGCAGCGCGAGTACGACGAATGGGTTAGCAAGCACGATGATTTAATGAAACGCCGCCCGTATTAATTAAACAATCTCCAACAATATTTTAATTATGGCCTTCAGGCTGACGGTTTCGCTCGGCCTGAATTTAGACAGCAGGTAATTAACGATGACTCAGTGGATTAACAATATTGCTTTAAATCGTCGGCGTATCGCCCTCGCCTATCTGGATTTTTGCCAGCGCCATTTCGGCGGTAAATGGTCAGACGTGGTCATTTCGAAAAAGAAAGTGGTACGCGTTGACCTTACCCAGGAATGCGTCGAAGCGCTGATGAAAGAGTTCATCGAGAACATGGTTCGCGCTGAATTCGGTATCGCCGGCGGCCAAGAGCAGATCGCCAAATCCTACGACGCAATGCTGAGCAAAGACCGTAGCCGCCTCACGCCGCTCGGCAAGTCAGCGATGGAGGAAATGATGATCGACGCCGTCGCCTACAAGCTCCACAACCCAAGCAGCCAGATGCTGCAGGTGGTCGAGTGATGAGCCTTTATTTCCGAATTGTTCTGTCACTGGTGATTGCCGCCAGCGTTTACGGCCTGTTTGTCCCGGCGCTCATATCCATGAAAGACACGATCGCCGTTATCTCCGGGTTGGCATTGGCAGTTCTGACCCCGCCATGCCTGTACGCCATTTATAAGGGTCTGTTCTCCATTAAGGATAAGAAATGAAAAAATTAATTATGGCCTCAATCATCGCACTTTCAGCTATCGGCCTTGTCGGTTGCGATCGTGTTGAGCCGGGTAACGTTGGCATCAAAGTGAACAAGCTGGGCGACGACAAGGGCGTAGGCGAAGTTGTGGGCGTTGGCCGCTACTGGACTGGCTGGAATACCGAGGTTTACATCTTCCCTACCTTCAAGCAGATGAAGACCTACGAAGACGCCTTCAACTTCCAGATGAGCGACGGTACGACAATCGGCTACCACATCGGCGTCGCCTACAAGGTTGATCCGACCAAGGTCACAACCATTTTCCAGACCTACCGAAAAGGCGTTGACGACATTACCAACACCGACCTTCGCCAGAAAATCGCCGATGCGCTTAACCGCCTGGCTAGCCGCATGAGCACCGACCGTTTCATCGACGGCGGTAAGGCCGATCTGCTTACCAACGCACTCAAGGAGCTGCAGGACGATATGGGGCCGATCGGCATTCAGGTAGTCAGCCTGTCCTGGGTGGGGAAACCAGAATACCCGCCGACAGTAATCGACAGCATCAACGCCAAGGTGACCGCCAACCAGAAAACGCTGCAGCGTGAACAGGAAGTGAAGCAACGCGAGGCTGAGGCAAACATGCTGCGCGCCGAAGCCGACGGTCAGGCTGATGCAAAGCTGAAGCTGGCGGAAGCCGAAGCCAAATCGATCCGCATCCGTGGCGACGCACTGCGCCAAAACCCTGAGGTCATGCAACTAGAGGCGATCAACAAGTGGAACGGCACGCTGCCTCAGTACATGACCAGTGGCGCCGGCACACCATTCATCCAGGTGAAGTAACCCGCTAAGCCGAAGACGGCGCATGTCGCTCGACCGCAGCATGCGCCATTAAGTAAGGGAGCGAAAAAGGCCAAATGATAAAGATTCCGTACAGCGAAGCAGCCCAGCGGGCTATCCAGCACGAAAAGGCCGAAGAGTTCATCCAGGCGGCCACGTTCTGGCGCATCGCTGAGTCATTCGCGGTGAAGTCGGTTAACCAGGATTGGGCAGCCACCCGCGCCGAGCTGTGCGAAAAGCGCCACAGCCTTACGGAGCGGCGAGCGCTGTTACAAGAAAGCGCCAGCGAGCGAGCAAAGGAGGCAGCGAAAACCAAGGCCAAGAAGAAGATGGCCGAGGCGCTCGAGGCCCATATCAAGACCACCAGCGAGGAGGCGTAAACATGGGGCTTCACAACACACCGCATGCATTTGGCGTGACGTCGATTAGTAAGGAATCACGCATCACTCACAGCCGCCGGCAGGCGCGGAAGTTGACACCTGAGCAGTTTCTCGCACTGCCGATGGTTAAAACCTACGTAGAGCAGCACCCAGATAGCGTGCGACGCGATCCCGATACCGGCGAGGTCTGGACGGACAAGCCCCTAACGCTGCTGTATCTGGATGTCTGCCAGGCCAGGAAGTTGAAAAAAGCACTCATTAAAGCAATGAAGGAGCACGGACTATGAACACCATTACCATTCAAGACACGCAGTTGCCAGTAGTGGAATACCGCGGACTCCGTGTAGTGACCTTTTCAATGATCGATGATGCACACGCTCGCCCGGACGGTACCGCCAGCCGTGTTTATCGTGAAAACCGCGATCGCTTCATTGAAGGTGAAGACTACTTCACTGTTAGCACCGACGAAATTCGTCGGGACAAATTTTACCCACTTTCCTCTATGGCCCGAGGACACGTTACATTCCTGACGGAGTCAGGGTATTTAATGCTAGCAAAATCGTTGACCGATGATCTGGCATGGCAAGTTCAACGTGACCTGGTTAATTCATATTTCCGCCAGCGTCAGCAGCAACCTAAGACGCAAAACGAAATTATCGCCGCAATGGCTCTGGCCAACGTTGAGCAGGAACGGCGCCTGAATCAAGTAGAAGATCAGGTCGTGGCGGTAACCGAAACCATCGAGCAAATTAAGCGCGGCACGATCCCGGTTGGCTGGGCGGGATACTCATTGCTCAGGACTAAGTCAGGGCTGACTGATACCAAGTGCCGGACTTTGGTCAAGGGCTACAACATCCCAACGGACACGATCACCATCATGACACCAGATGGACAGCCGCGTCCTATGAAAATCGTGCTCGAATCAGCCTTCATGTCAACATTCCGCCAAATGATGACGGAAGCCGAACCACGTGGCGTTCGCTGGTATCACCCGCTAATGGGCCTTTTCCAGGTTATCGGCTGGGAGAGTGGATCATGCCGCTAATCACTAAAAATTTCCGCCTCAACGGGCTGGCGAACCAGTACGCGGCCGCCGTGTATGCACGCGTACAGCAGAACAACGGCGGTGATTTTTTCGAAGTTCAGGCGGGCACGCAAGCGATTCAGGTGAACATCGTCGGCGGCGTCACAGGCGTTCGAGACCTGGTGGATGCCTATTACCTCGAAGCCTTGCAACTGAATTACCAGAACTGGGAGCAACTAGCGATCCTGATGTTGACAAAAAGCCTCGACGGTTCAGCACTGACGCAAACAGGCTGGGAATTCTGGGAGAGCATGGTTAACGACATGGGGTCCACTGTGGAGGGCCAGGCGAAATGAAAAAGGTCTTTGAACTGATTATGTTCACGCTGTTTTTCTCCAGTCTTGCGGGTTTCGGGTTGGCAGCTGGACTCTTTTCATTCCTCGGCACTGCCGAACTGATCGGGAGGGTTATCTGGTGAAAATCGACTACCAAGACCACGGCGCCACCGCCAGCATCACGCTGACCAGCACCGTGTTTGAGCTCCGCCGGCATAACCGCGTCGTTGACACGGCATTGTTTCTGACCAGCGTCAGCGCGCACCGCAGCGGGTTGTTCTTCATGAAAACCGTGCTGTCTGGCCGTTCTGCAGCGGTACTGAAGGCATACAAAGTTGTTCTGCGGGAGATGGCGCGATGAAGGGGTTTTTTAAAGTTCTCACCTTTATCGGAGTGACTTCCGTGTTTGGGATTCTCTTTGCGCTGCTGGTTTTGGGCGCCGCCGCGGAATCCCGCGAGTGGGAGAAATTCAAGGCAGAGCACAACTGCCGCGTCACCGGAAAAATGGCTGGCGACGTGAATGTGGGATATGGCGTATCCACCAGCGGTAACTCAGTCACCACCATCAACACCACGCCGGATAAAACCGGCTGGACATGTGACGACGGCGTCACCTACTGGAAATAAGGAGCAGCGATGAGCATTCAAATTGACCAGATTCAACTCGTGGCGGCCATCGCCAAAGAGATCGACCGCCAGCACCCGGGCGCCGGCGTAGAAAGCCGCTGCTTCAACACCATCGTCGAGGCTGTAAATAGCATCTGCCAGGAGTTCGCTAAACCAGTGGTCAAGGCATCGGAGGGCATGGGGTTGACTGCATGGCTCGCCAGCGACGACACCGGGCTGAGCAGCCGGTTCATGGCATCCAAGCTGACCGGCATGTTCGAAGCTGAATATGCCTACCCGCACGACCCGGCAGACTTTGGTCGCTGCCTGCGCCTGGTCGAAGCTGTGCCGGAACTGGAAAGTAAAATTCGTGACATGTCACAGCATGGCAAGGAATGGGCGGTGGTCGCCGCTAATTGGCATGAATGGTCTGAGGTGTACCGTGCAGACGATGGGAAACGACTGTATCGCTTGATGCGGCTTTGCTACGAAGGAGGTGTGTGATGTTTCTGCAACCGATGGAGTGGGCTCGCATGGAGTTTACCCCAGACCCAAAAACAGTTTGCAGCTTCTGTAAAGAGCAGCCGCCAGTCGAACAGCTGATCACCGGCCCCGGTGTCAATATCTGCTCAGCATGTATCAGCCTCTGCAACGAAATCACTGCAGAGCGGGAAGAGAAGGAACGCACAAAGGCGACGGCGCAGATCGTTGAGTTGCTGTCCGGGCTGCCTGACTCATGGCAGAACCACGACGCGGCCGCCGCCCTATACGATGCCGGCTATCGCAAAGTGAACACCGGGGGTTCCGATGAAAAAACCAATAATTGACTTTTCCGAGCTGGTTACCATCGAAGACCACCTCAAGGCACTGGTGGACGCAGAGGATTCAATCAGCCATATCGAGCACCAGTTATCAGCATCTATCGATAACGATTCAGCGTGGCGCCACCGCGCGAACCATGCAATGACAGCCTGGAAAGCAAGCCGGCGACGCATCACTGCTCGTCTCGCTGTTCTGCGCCAGCAGGAGAAGGTAAGGAATATGGAGATCCACCAGCACCACAATGATTTTCTGGTGAAAGAGCTCATGACAATGGTCTCGCCGGAGACATTCCTGGAATGTGATCGGCGCGCCAAGAAGAAATTGGAGGGTATTCAGTGAACACAATGTTTTTGCTGATGGCGGAGTTTGAGACCTCGGATATTCCTCTGGAGAAAATCGCGGAGAAATACCTCGGTATCTCAATCGAGTTAGCCAACAAGCGTGCAAACGCCGGTAAGCTGCCGATCCCGAGTTTCCGGGCGGCAGATTCGAACAAAGCCCCGCGCCTGGTGCATGTGAAGGATTTAGCAGACTATCTTGATCAACGCAGGGCAGCAGCGAGGGAGGAATTTAAGCAGGTTAATTCGTAA